TGTTGTTACAGCAATATGAATTGCACCATCAACAGCAGCAGTACCAGCATATGTTCCCATTGGCATAAAGTCACTGGATAGGAATGCTATAACATCACCTGTTGAAAGGGTGTACATATACTTCCAAACATAACCTGCTGTACCAGCGGCCTCTGTAAATACGCCACTTGCATATGTACCATCAGAAGCCTGTGGAGTTGTGGAAGGCTCCTTCTGAGCATTCTGTCCAGTTGGGTTAGCAGGTGTCTGACCATTATAAAGACACTTGAACACCTCATAATTGGAGTTTATGACATAAAACTTAGATCCAGAAAGTGCGGAAGAACCCAATGCAGTTTGAGTACCAATTGCACCACCGCCACCAGGAGTTACCGAGTAGGATGGACGGTACATATCAAACTTAGGGTTTGTTGTTAGACTCCAGTTATAACGAGGAGCAACAAGACGAGCAAATGTAGATGTAATACGCTTGGCAGCAATCAGATCATCATATACGGCAGATTTCTCAGTTTGATTGTCTATTGGAGCAGGAGGAGCATCTTCAGTGGCATATCTATAAGTCTTTGACTTAGCAGTTGCAGATGAAGTACCACCTGTAATGGTGCTTCCTGCTGCTGGGGCCGCTGTTGTAGTAGTTGCGGTAACAAGTAAACTATTTGAGTGAACTTCGTTAATAGTAGCAGTCAAACCACCACCTGTGATTGTTTCACCAACTTGGAATGTTCCTACTTGATTATAAATCTCAAGATAACCATACCATTTTTGAGGTCTTCCAACGAAAAAATACATATTGGTTGGTGACGCTTCAGTAAGCGACTCTAGAAATTGCTTCGCATTGAAGATTCTAAACTTTTCTGAAATAATAGCTGCCATTGTCTAATTGCCGTGATTTTGTAAGACTGAATCTGGTTTATTTATACGTATTTAATTACGCACTTCTGAAGTAAGGATCTTGATATGAATGCGCTTGAGCAGTAGTACCATTTACACCTCGTGTACATCCTGTAAAACGATCACTATGTTTACCAGTATAAGTGATCTGTTCGGTTCCTAGTTGTAAAGTTCCCGTTGCAGGGAAATTGGTAGTAGATTCTGCATAAACAATAGTGATGCTATTGTTTATATTCTGATTTATCCTTCCAACATAATTATTTATTGAAGGATATCCAACGTTAAATGCATATCCAGCATCAGATATACCTGATCCACCCCAGTTAGCGAAGTCTGCTAGGTCAAATCCCCAACGAGTAAATTCTTCAACTGTTAATGCGGAAACTGATACACCATTATGTAGTATGTCACCCGTATCCATAAATTTGGCATTCTCCCACATCTGGAAGGATGGTCTCAAAGATATGTTAGCAAAACCAGCAGGAGGAGTACTCCATCCACGATGATCTGTAAATCCTAATTGGAAAGATGTTTCCTTTCCGATTTCAACTACATGAGTTGGTTGAGACTCAATACTTCTATCAAGTTCAAGATGTACCTTAACAACAGCATCTGTTGTTTTAGCATCAACAGATCCTCTACTTGGTAACCAAAAATAAGATACCTCGTGAGAAACTATGAGAGAAGTTGCTAAATCATCTCCAATAGCATTAACAATAATATTGAATTTATTAATAACTGGTGGTAGAGTTACATTAGCAACAACACCAGTAACTAGAGCACTACCTGGAGGAACACCTCCACTAATAGTTTTACTATAAAAACTTTCAGCAATAACTGGACTTGGTGCTGCAACGTCAGCGGTCTGATTATGAAGAGTAATATTAAAGAAAGAATCAACTTTCCTATTACCTTTTACAATATCATACTGTTTTGCAACAACAACTTTTGGTGCTTTTGTATACCCCGAACCACCATTAGTCAATACTATATCTACAACAACACCATCAACAACAATAACTTCTGCCCTTGCTCCACCACCTTCTTGATTTTCAGGAATAAAATGTAAAATTGGTGCTTTCTCATAACCACTTGTAGGAAGGTTCTTATCCCATGTAATAGTATTAACAGAACCACCTGATATAGTACATGTTACCGCAAAACCAACACCCCGTTCTTCACCATTATAATTTGTAGTAGCAACAGAACCAAAAAAACTATTTGAAGGATCATCACCTGCATTATAAGTTTTTGTTTTAAAGAACTGAGGTAACTCTTTTATTGTTCTATATTCATTTTCACCATTAATTTTAATAAGATCACCTTTATTTAAATTAGCAAGTCCCTTCTTAACATAAAAGGCCTCATCTGCTCTCTTACTTCCATATAACCATCTAGAAGCATCTCTTTGCATCTTATAGTTATTATCAGCATCTTTAGTTACTGCAACTGTAAATGATAAATCAAGTTCAATTTCATCACTATAATCTTTCAAACCAGAAAAATATACCTTACCACTTGATGTATCAGGATTTCTACCAGAAAGTTTGATTGTTAAATCATCAGAACTATCAATATTATAAGATTTAAGTTTACCAATAATATTTTTCACAGTGCCAGATTTTTGATATGCAATCATATCTTCATCAAGATACTTACCCCACCATGCCTCAAAAGCATTAAATGATCCACTAGTACCATCAAATTTGACTGCTATATCATTATAATATTCGTTTCTTTCATAATCATATAAAGTTATGCTCTGTGAAAGATTTCTACCATAGAGATATACTATCTCAATATTATTCTTCGGATATATCTTTTTACTAAAAGTAATAGCAGGACCATTAATAGTATAAGAATCAGTTTCTCTCTGTAATATACCATCAATAAAGACTAATAAAAATCTACCATCACTGATACTAATAACTTCCTTATCTGCTGTATCTAAAATTAAGAATGGTCCAGCAGATCCTGCGGCAACATCAGATTTATTAATTTCACATCTCTTATAACAACCAACACCATGAGCAAAGAACTTATCTACTGCTAAAGGTTCTTGTAATGTTTTAGTATTTGGTCCTTGACCCCAAAGAGGTGGACTTGTAAATACAACTTTATTTGGTACAGATGTTCTATCAATACTATAAGCAGAATCATGTTGTACAACTCCACTAACAGCAATCAATAAATCTTCATTAGGATCAGTTGCAACAGATGATCCATCTTCATAATACAATTCAAATATCTTATTCTTACCATCAATATAATCTGGATAAGACACATCTACAGATCCAGGACCACCATTAAAGACAGATCTTACTACACCAGAAAGAGTTGTTAATGCAGAAATAACATTAGCACATTTACTAGGAGAAGAATCTGCTAGAATATTAGGATTGCCATAAGGTGCAACAGTTGTATATGTACCAGTAGGTAATGTGTTATTAACTGCTTTCTTAGCAAGTTCTACTGCATATTCATAGGCCTCTAATGTCTCTTCTTGTTCTCCCTGAATATAATCAAGAAGATCATTATTATAATACTTCTCAATAGCCTCAACAATACTTTGATTACCACCAAATCTTATATCATGTGAGAGTGCATCTACAATAAATCCAATATCCCTAGAACACTTAACTGAAAGAGTACCCCAAGTATTGGTGGGAAACTTATTCTTAATATAACCAAGAGTTTCACCTTGAATATATTCTCTATTTTGTTCTATTTGATTAGCAGCATCAATCCACCTACCACCTTTCTGGAAGATATTTCTAATCTTCTTGAAATACCTTGAATTTAAAGTATTGGTCTTAAACTGATAATTCTTTCCATAGAATCTAACTCCAGGTATTGCCTGACTATTTTTTGTGCTTGGACCAATTGGTGGTTGTGAGAATGTTATTTGATTACCAGAAACAGTATATGCAACACCAGGCTCTTGGAATATACCATCAAGAGTTATTACCAATGATTGTTGATTGTAAGGTGTAACTACATTGTTATTATCATCAAGTATAGTAAATGTCTTTGTTCCTGTAAGATTACCTTTATTTGATAATGAACCATCAAAAGCAGGAGTTAATTTTATATTCTTAGATAATACCTCTGATGTATTTGCTGAATCACTGGATACTGATCCAACACCTTCCTCAATAGTATGAGTTTGTGCAGATACAATATACTGTGTAATCTGTTTAGTAGTACTCTGTACAGTAATATTCGCTTTAAGTTCTACAAAACTATTATGAGTAGTTACTGAACTACTACTCATTGGAGTTTGAGCTGTTGATTCAATATCAACTTCACCAAATAACTTAAATCCAGCTGGATGTGTAGTCTCTTTTATTAAAGATCTCCAAGTATCAATTGGAGTCTTTGATTTAATTAAATATGAAAAATCTTGATAATAATTGGAATCTGTAATTCTTTGGTTAGCATCACCTACTTTACCAGTATCAGACATATATTTTCCAATATTATCAAAATATGTCTTAATAACAGGAGTAAATTCAGTATAACTAATATCTTCAATTGTTGCTGTCTTACCGTTTGCTAATCCAATAATAGATTTCTTCTCCTCAAAAGCACCTTTTACTCTATCAATAACAAGAATATTAGAACCCTTTCTCCAAGAAGTTACTCTAGCTTTAGCAACTTCTGTTGCTCCAGACCTCTGTACTACAGTCTCACCGAAGCTAAAAGCATCACTAACAAATCCAGATAACTTAAGAATATAATTTGATCTAACACTAGACTTCAACGTCTGGTCATTATGATATGTACCACCATTATTAACAATTTTTATACTAACAGGAATACCAATATCAGTACTATTCAAGAAAGCAGATACTGTCTTATCAATCTTTCCATCTTTATCATAGACACCAGTTACAATAGGAATCTTCTTATAATCTTTACCTATATTTGTAATCTTCAGTGAATTAATTTCTCCAACCGAGAATAATGACTTAGAAGTATAAGTCATAACTCCCGTACCATCATGAGAGGCCTTAATCGCTGTTGAATATACAATTCTATCAGGAGTTACATAGAGAACAGTTTTCTCTCCTTGCAATGGATCTTCAATTACATTAAAATTGGATTTTTCAGAATTAACAATTCCATCTCTATCATAATAATAATACTTCTTATATGGAACTTCCTTTTTAATTGTATATGTATTTGTTGAAATTCTAGATCCAAAACCCAATTTAAGATCTACCCATTGATTACCACTATGAATAGTTCTCTCAGGAGTAACAAGATTAAAATTCCTACTTGGAGAAATGTCAAACCCAACTCCACTCATTGAGACATGAGTTATATCAAATTTATATCTGTAATACTCTTTTACGTTAAGATTTGGATTTCTTGTGAAAGTAGTACCATCAGAGGAGAATTCAAAATAGATATCTGGAGCAGTAAATGATACTATCTCAACCAACTTCTTATCAGTACTATTATCATAAAATACAGTATTGAGATCTATCTTTGTTATAGTAGTAAGTGTTTGATCATAATCCCATACAAATACTGCTTTCTGTGTACTTGAATCATATGATATAATCTTAGCATTAGTAGCAGCAGCACCAGTAGCATGGTTAATTGGAAGTGAATACCCAAAATTATATACTGAAACATTAGCACCATTAAAATGATCCAGTACTGTTGTAGATTCCTCTGCCCTTCTAACAGTTAATGCAGTACCACTCTTAGATAATACTGTAACAACTTCATTACCAATCTGCAATTTATCGTTAACAGTAATCTTATCAGCATTAGCAACATTTAAAACTGTGTTCTGAATGGAAAATCCAATATGATCTACACTCAATTGAAGGTCAGGCTTAGCAGATCCTCCTGCTTTACTTAATGCAGTACCAGAAACACTAAGAACATCAAAATGTTTGTAATCTTTTCCCTTAGATGTAACAGTAATACTGTTAACAAGACCAGCAGATGATACAACAATAGTTGCTTTAGCATCCGATCCAGATCCACCTGACAATGCAATGTCGGTATATGTGCCAGCAGTGTAGTCACCACCACCATTTAATATAGCAACTCTACCTACTCCAGTATCGCTCAGAGTCGTTGCTATGACTGGGTTCTTAAGAACTGCTTCTTGATAAACTCTCTTTCTTACATAGTATGTTGTTGTAGATGAAGTGTCATTTGGATTAACATCTATAACGACCTTTTCACCAACTGCTACTCCATGTATATCTGATGTTGTTAATAATGCAACATTATCTTGAACCTTAAACGGATTTAAATTATCACTTAAAGAACTAATTGAAACAATCTTAGATCCAGTAGTATTGATTAAATCACTACTTGTTAAGAATAACGTGGAAGATACAGAGAAAGTTCCTGTTAAAACTTTAACTTTAACACTATTCTGTTCTATAGTAGTCTCTAGAACTTGACCTGTAGCAACAGCAGCATTTACACCATCACTAAAGGATAAAATAGCACTCTTACTATAGGAAGATTTTTTATCTAAGATGAAATTTAATACCTTAGTATCAGAAGATAGTACATCTGTACCATTAAAGGTTCCTGATACATTACGTAAAGCAAATTTCTTAGCAGAGAATACATCACCTACTATAGTACCTGTAGCACCTGTATTTGCCTGTGTAATAGTATCAGTATCAAAAAGATATGCAGTATTACTAAGTTCAATATAAAGTGCCTTAGTAGACTGAGATTCAATAGAAGATACTGTTTTTCCTTTAACAGATTCTACTTCTCCAGCAGCCCCTGTTCCACCTGTACCTGTATTATCAACAACTAACTTACCACCTACAGAGAAAGTAGATCCACTACTAACAATTGAAGCAGAAGATACAGTACCTCGTGTTACTTCTTTAACTTTAGCAAGTGTTTGAACACCATTTTTACTAATACCAGAAGTTCTTAATCTATTAGCACCAACTGGTAGATCATCTTGAGATATATTAGAGTTATAGTTAGAATCTAATGGTAATGAATAATAATTCTTTCCTAAAATATACGGAAATCTAGGATCACCAGAAGAATCTACAGTAATGAAATATGCATAAGTTCCATCAGGAAATTCTGGAGTAACACAAAAACGTCCATTATTTTCATCCAATGTACCAGATGCATCTGTAAATACCCAATCCTGAATAAATGTACCAACAGGATATGTTGTTGTAGAAGGACCATTAGGTCTAGTAGCATTACCAAGATAACTAGAAGTCATCTGAGCAATAGCACTAGCAGAGTCTAGTGGGTCTGTATGTCCATAAGCACCATATATGGGGTTACCATCATATGCAAACCCCAAAATAGGAGAGTGAGTTGCTCCAGTATCATTTGTCCTTAATGTAGTAGGAGATGCATAATAAGCATATCCATGTCCTTTAGCAGAATCAAAGTTCTGGAACCAATATCCATTTTCAGCATCTAATGAACTCTTATTCTTATAATACTTGTCCTTTCTCCATTCTTTAACGGTTGCAGTGGCAGCTGCTCCAGATCCTACAGCAACAACCTCAACTGATATATTTGCTTGTGTGTAATAATTACCACCATTAATTTTATTAAAAGAAGTAATTATACCAGTAGTATTAACTGTGGTAGTATATTCAGCAAATCTACCCTTTCCTGCGGAATCTCTAATCCTTACAATAGGAGGAGTTGAATAATACTCACCAGTATTGTTTATAGTAATGCTAGTAACAACACCGTTAGTAACAACCGCAGTTCCAGTACCATTTCTGCCAGATAATATATCTACTACTGGTGTGGCAGTATAATCACCAGCATTAGTTACAGTAATTGATTCTACAGTCTCACCAGAACGTTTTGCAATAGCACGATTAGCAAGTCCACCAATTAATACAAAAGGATCATCCTTATATCCATTACCTTTAGTATTAACAGTAATCTTTTGAATAGGACCATCTAAAATAACATCTACATCCTTATATCCTGCAAAAGGAATACCATTTATAGCAATACCTACATCTCTATACTTAGTCTCATATGTCTCAGTAGTTGAGATAGGAGTCTTTCTAATAATCTTTAAAGATTTCTGATCTGATACATCAGCAGGTGGGCTTGCTGCAACAGCATGTGCAGGCCATCCAGAAGACGCTATGTAATATCCTTCTCCATCCTCATAGATCGCTGCTACATTGGTGTTTAAATCGCTCAGAGCAGGTACTTGTACTGATCCAGTAGTCTGAATCCATCTGAGGTTATTTTGGGCATCAACGAGTCTTACATCAGTTGTAGTAAATCCAGGTTCTGATATCTCAAGTATGTCATCAGGATTGGAATAAGGTGCTTCCGTCTTATTAGTTGCGTTGTAAAAAACACCATAGACTAAAAGTGTAACGTTAGAACCAGAAACATTAGCTCCATATGTTACAGTAGTGCCTATAGGATATGTTGTAGTACTTTCTCTGGTATTAATAATAAATTGATTAACATTCTTATCTTCAAAGGTGAATTTCTCGTCATCAATAATGAATTCACCTTTCTTAATCCACCCCATTGTAGATTCTACATCAATCTTATCTCCTACAGTATCACTAGTGAGAATAGATTTAGTTAATTTTGTTCTAGTAGCTGTGGAAAACTCTCCATTTACACTTGCTTCGTTAAGTACAATCTCATACAAATCTTCTCCATCATACTTACCATCATATATGACATTATCAACAATGGCAGAAGCATATGTACCACTAGTTTGAGTAATCTTCTTACCAATAAGATCTGTTACTGTACCTGATAATACTTTAACTTTAAGTGAATAATTATTAATCCAATTAGATTCTGAACTTTTAAGAGTGAAATCACGTGGATATCCAACTTCTGGTTCTGGATCATCTTTGACCAAACATTTGAATAAGAATTTAACAGACTTATCAGTTCCTTTCTGTTGATAAAAAGAACCTATATTCTTGATAAGAATTCTCTTGTCAACTGCTGTATTCAAATATTCTTCTGGAAAATCTGTTAGATATTCATTTTCAAAGTTCTTTATTAATGCATATAGGAAAAGATTACTAATATTAGTTACGGTAGATCCGTCTACATGACTAGAGGACTGTGTTGTAACAAACGTACTTGCGGAATAAAGATCTCCAAGTTGCGTATTTCCACTTACGCCACGACTAATTTCTTTAAATTGAGTATCTGTTCTACTCTTATAGAAACAAATCTCATCATCTATCTTAAAATATCCACCATTCTTTGGAAAAGATGAGGCATCTGCTACAGTTATAGTAGTATCAGAAGTATTAACCAACCCACTTACCGTAGTACTCTGATTTAAGAGATTATTCTCATAAAAATCAATATCACGATACGTTTGAAGATTCGTAATAATATCTAATGGTTGCCCTTGAAGTTCAAGCTGCTCATAATACTTCTGTATGAACTTTCCAAACAGTTCATACTCCTCATTGATAAAATCAGGTAGTTGTTGATCAACTAAGAAGGAGATCTTATTTGCAGTCTTTAACATCCCTACTCTTCTTTATAAGCGATGAATTTACTTTGTGATATATCTACGTCTAAATACACCTCACGTTTAACTTCAATATCTTTATTTGCAGGTTTTATTCTTAATTCAATACGATTATCGGAAAAACTGCCCTTTAAGATAGTAAAGTCACTCATTGTTGTCTCACCTCTAGTATAATTAATCGTTCCTATTGAATCATTCAATAGAATCTTTTCACCAGTGATAGAATCTAGTCTATATAGGACTAATTTACCATCTCTGTCCTCAATATATGAGGTATAATTTGGAAATTCAAAGGTTGTAAATCCTGTTGATGAAACTATAGGATTGTTACAATCTATAAGGAAAGGATTCTTATAGCAAATTTCATAATAAGAAGACGCATTAATCTGTGCGATAAAATCCTTTCTCATAGTAACATCGGTGTCATTTGAATTAATAGCACGATCTGCACTATCAATAACACTGATAAACTTTGAATATCTAAACTTTCCATTGAACTTCTCTGTACCAGAGGTTTTTAAATATTCTGTGACAGCATTAGAGGCCTTCACTGCCATCTCAGCAGGAAGTAACTTAGTTTTATTAACATCATAATAAATGTTACTTGTCAATTCCAAATAAAGGAGAGAAGGATCAACAAACTCAGGTCTTATAGAAGCAACAGTATGCTTCTTCAATTTTTCCTTCAAATCACTTTTTGTGAACGCTGACAACGCAGCGGCCTCAGTGGGTTTCACGGAAAGGAATACTTTACCGTATGCAGGTGGTTCTTGATCTTCACCACCAAATACGATGATGTCGCTAACTGCTGGATATAGATTCCTAACAATTGCTTTGTAATCATTAGATGTTACTGCTCTATTTTGTGATCCATAGAACTTAGGAGCATTAAATTTAATCTTATCAATAGTTTCAATTTCTGCTCCTCCTGATGCTATCTCTTTTGTTGTTACTGTAGTTACATCAAATGGTAACGTTACTGGAGTATTATTCTGATCTTCTAATATACCATTAAAAGTAAAAGTCTTTGCTCCATTAGTATCTTCACCATTAGTTACAACATAACTAATCTGAACTACATTACCATTTTCCAATTTCTTTCCTAATACACCATCACCAAAGAAGATTTCATAGTTCTCGTCTTCTTGCTCACTAATAAAGAATACCTTATCTGTAGCACCAATATCTAATATATTACTTGCAATAGAATAATCATCATAGATGCTAGAACCTGCTGATTGATAAACTCGTATTTTTACTGTATTAGTATCAACACCACTATTTTCAATAATAAAACGTTGATTCTTAAGAGTTGTATCAATTGTAGTATTAGTTGTAAGATAAGATCCCTCATATATGGAAAGATCATTAAAACTTGCTACACTATTAACAACAGGAACCTTAGCATCCTCTGTTACAACAAAACGATACAAAGAACCATCAAAATTACTTACAAATCCACTACCAGACTTAAGAGTTACTGCTGATGGAGGAGTTCCAGTAAATGTCAAATCTAAATCAATAATTGCTTTGGGTGATGTAATAGATTTTGGTGTATATCCTAACTGTTTTGCCAGAGACACCACGTTGTCCCTGAGAGTAGCAGAATCAAGGAATAACTCGTTTGCTACCATGTTGGTATTAAACGCCGTGTAGTAGGTGTTATATGCTAATACATCAAGCATATTACTGAGTGCAGACCCTTCAAAGTCATAATCAGTAAAATCTGTCTGTGCTCTCATGTAATCTTTGAGAGCTGATTTAATATTAGTAAAATCTAAGTTGTTTAACTGGGTGTATGGCATTATCTCGTCCTATTTAAGACCAACTGTACAGCAGTAGGTGGATCATCTGAACCTACAATTACATATGTCATATCAACATCAAAAGAATTATTATCATAGTTAGGATATGTTTCTATTGATAGAACATTAATTCTTGGTTCAAACTCAGCTAAAGTACCCGTAATACTCATTTCTACTTGAGCAGCTGTACCATAATCTAGTGGTTCAAACAAATAACTCCTTATATTAGATCCATAATCAGGATTGAATGGTCTTTCTCCCTTATTAGTCAACAATAAATTAACGATTGCCTGTTTAATAGCAGAAGCATCCCTACTGACAACAAGGTCATCAGTAACAGGATGCTTCTTAAAATTGATATTAATGTCCTTGAAGGACAGAGTGGCCGCCATTTACTGACAATATACGAAGTCAGTTATATTTAGCGACTTTTATCCTACTTCGTAAAAGGTATACTTTAAAAACAACTCTTCACCTCTATGAATTGCTTTAAGTGTCTTGACGAAGTATTTGTCCTCCTCACACCACTTTACACAATTAGGGTTATTAGAATGGTTTATGAACCCTCCTAGGGGCGTTCTGTAGATAACTTCATCTACAACGATATGGGACATACCTAAGACCATACCAGCAGGGATATCTTCTAAGGCAAAGATACCTTGACCTGCTACTTCACTATCTTTAATATGTAATCTACTCGGCAGTGCTTGATAAGTCATTATGAATATTTTTGGAGATTTTCGGCGTTTGGGTCATCCCTGCCATTCTGCTTCCCTCAAAGCCTCTACAATAACCTTCTTAAGTTCATTGCGCTTCTTCTTACCTAATCCAACATGTGCATCAAGTTTGAGTTTACCCCAATAAACAAAAGCAAGTACTAGTAAGAATGGGATAGACTCAACCCATGAAATTTCATTCCATGCTGCTATTACATTCACTTACCTTGCCCTCTATAACGCTTCTTAGCAACATTACGAGATGTTGCTGCAAGTTTCGTATTCTTTGAATTACCTTGCCTAGTTACTTTAGGTTTCGGTTCGGTCAATTGCTTATCTTGTTGATATAGTGCCATTAATTATATTCGTGTACCAATGTATATTGTAGGATACTTCCCAGGAGTTGTCAAGGGCCTCGGATTAGGTGCTGCTCCTACACCAATTACTCGTATATTATACAGCATTATATCACAAGATCATGCTGATGCAAACACCGTTAAACTAGAATAATGCAACACAATGGGACCAGGAGTAGTAGTAGCACCAACAAAGGCAGCTGGTTGACCATTAATTAATACTCTTGAACTAGTCTGAGTACCAACAACAACTGTCTCTACATCACAAACAACAATTGGTGGAGGTGTGCAATGCGTTTCGGATACATCACCAACACGATGTGCAAATGCTCCGTTGATTTTTACATTAGGAGAACATGCTACACCAACTGTAGAAAACGTTGGTGGGATAAATGCGGCGTGTGACATGTAACCTGCACCACTTGGCATCTGTAGAGCAAAAGGCTTCATAAATCCTCAATATCTGTATTATTTATTGCTCCCCTACTCGTTAACTCACTAATTCTATCGCCCATATAATCACCATTGTATACTACAGGCATATAGAAATACCAAAATTCGTTGGTAAGATTTGCACCAAATATCTCCAGTGCGCCTGCCGACATATCATTTAATGCAGTTGCAGTATCCTCTGGTATCGTATCTGGTACAATAACACTCGTACAACTTACTTTAATTGTATAAACCAATGTATTAAGCCTAGACGGTACAAACTGTTGTACGATGCCTGCTTCATACCTCGTAAAGGGATTGCCCTCCGGAGTTTGTTGAGGTGAGCTGTCGGTCCTCTCACGCTGCTCTGGAAACCCTTCTGATGCTGTCTGTACACTACTGTAAGTCCAATTGAACCAATTGTTTCTCATGTCGGCGCTAGCACTCGTGACGATCCGCTCAAATCCTTTATGAGGCAATCCTGTTGCTGGATTTGTATATTCCTCTGAAGTAATATCAAACGCTGATTCTGCTATATTGAAACCCCGCTTCCTCCATACACCATCTGTACGAATTCGGAGTATTTCTTGATATGTGTCTGAATTAAAGTTCTGAAGAAAATCTATCTCCTCCTCAGCATTTGCAAAACCCTGCGATATTCTATAATTCTTTGCTTTGAATTCAAAATGACTCTGCTCATACCTCGTACTATTTACAATGATCATTTCCTGATCATACCAACCATACTCGGTGACCCTGCCACTAACCTCGGATATACCAACGTAACCTAAAAATAATCCTGGAGGTACGACATCATTTGTAATAATTACACCAGGGTCAATGTTTGCCACTTGTTTCCCTTCGTACATTGCAGTAGGGTCGCTTGTCCACCCACTTGATTGCATTGTGTTGTCATAACTAGTTGGTGTGTATTCTCCCTGTGCTTCTTCCTCCTCAGAATCCCGTGGCCAAAGATTAATATGGGTTACCTCACATTTCATGGTAGCAATTCGTTCATCCTCAAAAGCAGGCACCATCCAGATCTGAGTGGTTCCAAAATCTTTCCAACCAATGAATGGAGGCGTTTGGGACAAAAGTCCAGGACTTAAAAAGTTCCACTCATCTGCAGTATTCTTGGGATAAAACCTTCCAGCATAAAATGGTACACCAGTCTCTTGCTTTAACTCACCTAACTTATTAAGATCTGCAAGCTCAATGAAACCGATTCCTCCCATCGTGTTTGCAAATAGATTGATGAATGGTACTGCCACTAGACTACTTTTGCTACTTTTACTAGGTCTTCTTTCAAACCCTCAATATTATTATGTAGATAGTCTAATGTCTGAGAAATTGTCTCGTACTCCTCAGAATTCGGACGATGGTACATCAAGGTGGGTTGCTCTAGCCTGCACATCCTCTGCTCCAACTGATTCAACCTCTCGGACAATTGTTGGAGTGACTCGTTGAACTTCTGCATTGTCAACTGGTTGTCTACTGTCATTATCTACTCCTGAAAAACGTTGTGATGCAGCCCCTTCAAACTGATCACAAAACTGTTCAAAGTTGTCAAGTACCTTTTCATAGTAATTCTCATCTACTGGTAATTCTCTCATACTGTTAATCCTGGTGAACCACCATAATGCTGTGACCCGTGCTGGTGG